TAGCCGTAACGATTTAATCGTGCAGAGAACTGAGAATCCACAAGAAGAACCTCAAGCAGATAATCCTAACCAAACTGGAGATTATGAATTAGCCAATAGTAATCGCAGTGTAGATCGCAGATTGACAAATGTTGACAGAGAAACAGCAGAACGCACAGCACGCAACATGGAAGGTGAACTTGGACTCCAATACGGTAGCATCAGTGTGCAGAGGGTCGTTACTAGCTAAATACGTATATGCTAACTGTTGAACTATTTGAAGAACTTGCAGGACCGCCAGAGCCAACCCTAATAGACGCTCTGCGTGATTTCTTACCTATAGCAGTCCGTCATCTTAAACTCAAACACTTACCAAAGATTAAACTTTTACGCGATGTAAACACAGAGCATATGGCTAGTTTTGGTAAGTTCACAAACGACGATCGCATAGTGCATGTGGACATTGAAAATCGCCATCCTAACGATGTCTTACGTACTCTAGCACATGAGTTAACACACTATGCACAGGGGAAACAGGATCGCCTAGATGCTGACAGCGGGCGGACAGGTAGTACTATAGAAGATGAAGCCAACGCAGAAGCTGGTGTGATCATGCGTGAATTTAATACGAAATTTCCCCAGTACATGCAGTTGAAACCCATCATATTGCCAGAAACTTGGACTAAGAAATACAAGAAATCAATAAATTGCAGTAATCCCAAAGGATTTAGCCAAAAGGCACACTGTGCTGCCCGGAGAGCAAGACAAGCTGGCAAGAAGACCAAAAGCAAGAGTGTCAGTGAACAGCATTTAGATGAAAAGTGCTGGCCAGGTTACCATAAAGAAGGTAACAAAAAGATGTTTGGCAAAACCTATCCTAATTGTGTAAAGAACAAAAAGTCAAACGAAGGTGTAGCGGAAGATGCGAGGATAGCTCGCAAACCAGGACAACCAGCTAAATCAAAACAACACAGTGATCTATACACAGATGAAGATCCACGTGGTACTATCACTGGACTCAAGTTTGCCACTGTTGAAGATGCCCGTGCTAGTGTGACTAAAATAAGACGCAGTGGCCGTAGCCACGCACACAAAATACAAGCGGCAGTGGCCATGGAACAACGAGCTAAAGCCGCAGGTAAAGCTAGTGCGGCAGCAGTCTATAGAAAATATATTAACGCTAATAAGAAAACCAAATGAAATTCCTTATACTCAATGGTAGTTTAACTCCTCCAAAAGAATCTAACACTCAGAAAGTAGTGGATAGGGTAAGGAGAGAATTTGACCAATACAAAATAGAAACCAAAGAGATCATACTCAGAGATTTGAAATTTGAACCTGGTATTGACATAGCTAAACGAGATGGCACTCCAGACGATATGACAGCACTATTACGGGAAATATTAGACTATGATGCTGTGATATTCGCTACACCAATCTGGTGGGGCACTTACAGCAGTTATATACAAGCCGTTATGGAACGTATGGGCTATTTTGATGATTGGGGTATTAAAAACAATGTGCAACCATTATACGGTAAGGTGTTTGGTTGCTTGGTATCAGGTGGTGATGACGGTTGGCAGAATACGTTTGGTCAGCTGTTCCACTTTGCCAGCTATCTAGGTTTAACCGTGCCACCAGACGCATTTGTCAGTGCTGTTGGTCCAGGCGCCAAGGACAAAGCCAGCCAAAAAGAATTTGATGAATTAGTAAGGGTATTTGTGCGTAATCAAATAGCCTGGACTGAACTAATGGTTACCAGCAAGATTGGCACAAAAGTGCAGGCACAAAGAGGCAAGAGGACTGGCTATACCAGTGCTCCTAGTTTCAAGACCGGCATGATCGGAGCCCGTAAATAATGAAAATCCGTGATATCCTTCAGGAAAACTTTGCCGATGGTAAGAATCCACAAGACAAGGGTGATAGCCAACGCCACGGTATACCTAAAGGTGCTACTATGGCACAATTACAAAAAGCAGCTAAAAGCAAAGGTCGTCGAGGACAGCTAGCTCGCTGGCAGATAAATATGCGTAGAGGTCGTAAAAAATGAGAGATTTAATTAGTATCATTGAAGCATTAGAACAAGGTTGTCCACCAGCTACGCAGGATATTGATCTTAACCTACGTAATCGTCAGAAAGCCATAGATGAATATCACTATGGTCCCTTAAATCCCAACGAGCCTAACGATGAATATTGGCAAGAACTAGCAGACAAGTGGAATACCAGTGACATAGAATCAGTCAAACAGAATCGCTGTGGCAACTGTGCGGCGTTTGACATATCAGAAGACATGCTGGATTGTATAGCCAAAGGTATAGGCAGTGAACCGGGATCAGATGCCATGGACACTATCGATGCAGGTAATCTAGGCTATTGCAAGTTCCTGAAATTCAAATGTGCGAGTAAACGCACCTGTGACGCTTGGGTCGAAGGGGGTCCTGTTAGATAATGAAAATATTTGAAGTTACACAAACATCGCAGACATTTGATCATCTTACAAATAAGAAGCTTAAACGTATTTTATTATCAGGACCTAAAAATCTTGATGAGATAGCGTGGGCCATGGACTATACCCAAGATGCTCTACACGACGACTATGACAATGAGATGATTGACAGCAGGACTTTTGATGCTAGAAGCAGTGCCTTTAGGCATGCTGAAGCGGCTTTCCATGATGAAGACGGTGAATTTAATCCCGATGCTGACATAGACGCGACTCTAGCCCATCTAAAACAATTTTGGAGTGTATAATATGAAGATAAATGAATTCTTGTCAGAATCAAAAATAGCAGAAGAAATCTACCATGGCAATGCATTTTTTGAAGCCTATGGTGAAATGTGGTATAACGAAGATGAACAATTGGATGAAGCAGAGTATCGTGGTCGCAAAGTACCTCTTGGCAAGCCTATGCGTGGCGATGTTAAGAAATTTAAGGTTTATGTTAAAGATCCTAGCACTGGTAACATCAAAAAAGTAAATTTCGGTGATCCTAACATGCGTATCAAGAAGTCAAATCCAGCACGCCGTAAATCATTTAGAGCACGCCATAACTGTGCTAACCCGGGTCCTCGCACCAAAGCTCGTTACTGGTCATGCCGCAAGTGGTAATGTAGATGAATAATTGGGATATCTACGTAAGAGAGTCGTATGATATCGTTCGCAGAGCAGAGTGCGAGCTAACAATTAATTTGACACACGAAATAGAAGCCTACGTGGTCCATTTGTTTGCCCATTATCTGGACAAACCTCAAGTGAATACAGTCCCAGTTGGAATCAAATTGCTTAGTAGTGCCACTCTTCCCGCACAGGCCAAGAAAGAACTACTCAAAAACATAGGTGATGAATGCCTATTGATCAACAGCATGGAATGGGGGAAGTATCGTTGGCCTACTGAAGTCTACTATAGTGATATAGGGCAAATAGCCTACATGAGCCGTGCTTATGCTGAGCGTCCACCCGAAGACCTATTCGATGATTTGGCTTATGAATTCCAAACTGCTACCTGTATACTACGCAAGTGTAGAATAAATTAACCAAACATCGTAGACACGGTTAAATACTTCAAGTATAATATAATTTTAAGTCAAGGAAATGATCATGTCAAAAATGTTTTCAGGCGAACAAAAAGCCAAACTAACACAGTTAATCGAAGAAGGTATTGCAGTATTACAAGAAGTAGAAGATTTGAGCGCAGGCTTAAACGATACTGTTAAAGCAGTCGCTGAAGAACTAGAAATCAAACCAGCTATCCTTAAAAAAGCCATTAAGATCGCTCAAAAATCAAAATTAACTGAAACCAATGCTGATCACGAAACTTTAACTGATATTTTACAAACAGTTGGTCGCACAGTTTGAAGATAGATTGGCACACAACTGCCAATTTTATCAGACGTGATTGGCACAGCCATCCCGTAAGATTATTTTTAGAAGTATGTAATTGGTTATTAAATATAGTTATAGCATTATCAGTTAGCTTAACAGTGCCCTATACCAATTGGCTCATAGTGTATCCTATTATATTTGTGGCACTAAGTATAAGCTTGTATACCAGTATTAGCCGTGGCAGTTTTGGATTACTAATGACCACAATTACATTATTTGTTATCGATAGTGTAGGATTTTACCGAGTATTAGTGTTATAATAACAAAAAACGTCCATACAGGGCATGAAGAGTGTGTGTGAGCTAGAAGTCGCACAAAAAGGAAAAAAATGAGTTACGTAGACGCACTATTCGATCGTACAAAGGATCGGATTTATATCGTAGAGAGAGTCAATGGGCTAAGAGAATATCAAGAATTTCCTGCCAACTATACTTTTTATTATGATGACCCCCGCGGTAAGTTCCGCACTATGTATGATACACCTGTCAGCCGTTTCAGCACACACATAGGCAAAGAATTCCATAAAGAACTCAAAATCAATTCAGGTAAACGCATCTGGGAAAGTGACATCAATCCCGTTTTCCGTTGCCTAGAAGAAAACTATCTAGGCAAGCCTAGCCCAAAATTACACACAGCATTCTTTGACATTGAGGTTGACTTTGATCCTGTCAGAGGATTCAGTAAACCAGACGAGCCATTCAATCCTATAACCGCGGTAAGTGTTTATCTTGATTGGCTAGACAAATTGGTTACCATGGTAGTGCCACCTAAAAGCATGAGTTGGGAAACTGCCGAAGAAATCTGCGGACAGTATGACAACTGTTTCCTGATGGAACGTGAAGAGGATCTGCTGAAAACATTCTTAGACTTGATCGATGATGCTGATATTCTAAGTGGTTGGAATTCAGAAGGTTTTGATATTCCGTATATGATACAACGTACCAATCGCGTGTTATCAAAAGATGATACACGTAGATTCTGTTTATGGGGGCAATTTCCCAAGCAACGTGAATTTGAACGCTTCGGTGCGGCTAATATGACTTTTGATTTGATTGGTCGTGTGCATATGGACTATATGCAACTGTATCGCAAGTATACCTATGAAGAACGTCATAGCTACAGCTTAGATGCTATCGGCGAATATGAACTAGCAGAAAGCAAAACACAGTATGAAGGTACCTTAGATCAACTGTATAATAAAGACTTTCCTAAGTTTATTGAATATAACAGACAAGATACAGCACTACTAGCCAAACTAGATAAGAAACTACGCTTCTTAGATCTAGCCAATGAATTGGCGCATGATAACACTGTGCTACTACAGACAACAATGGGTGCTGTGGCTGTTACTGAACAGGCTATTATCAATGAAGCACATCAATTAGGTATGGTTGTGCCGAATCGCAATCGTGATGAACAGTTTGATACACAGGCCGCAGGTGCTTATGTAGCAACTCCTAAAGCAGGCATGCATGACTACATTGGTGCTATTGACATTAACTCACTATATCCTTCAGCGATTCGCGCACTTAACATGGGTCCAGAAACTATTGTAGGGCAACTGCGTCCTGTGATGACTGAACACTATATCAACGAGAAACAGCAAGGAGGTTCGTCATTTGCTGACGCATGGGAAGGTTTGTTTGGATCTCTAGAATACACTGCGGTCATGAACGGTGAAGTAGGTACAGAGATTACTATCGACTGGGCAAATGGAACTAGCGACATAGTTAGTGCGGCAGACTGTTGGCGCTTAATCTTTGACAGCAACAAACCTTGGATACTCAGTGCCAACGGAACTATCTTTAATAATGAACGCAAAGGTGTTATACCAGGCTTGCTAGAACGTTGGTATGCTGAACGCCAAGACATGCAGGCCAAAAACAAAGAAGCCACAACAGATGAAGATAAAGCATTCTGGGACAAGCGTCAGTTGGTTAAGAAAATTAATTTGAACAGTTTATATGGTGCTATCCTTAATCCAGGATGTCGTTTCTTTGACAAACGTATCGGACAATCAACAACTTTAACTGGCAGAACAATAGCCAAGCACATGGATGCTTATATCAATGAATGTATAACGGGCAAGTATGATCACATAGGTGAAGCGATTATCTATGGTGACACTGACTCTTGTTATTTTAGTGCTTACCCAATGGTTCGTGCAGATGTTGAAGCAGGTCGGATGGAATGGAACAAAGACATAGCAGTAGGTTTGTATGACAGTATCGCAGATCAAGTCAATGAAAGTTTTCCTTCGTTCTGTGAACGTGCTTTCCATACTCCTAGACGCCAAGGTGAGCTGATCAGGGGTGGTCGTGAGCTAGTAGCACTCAAGGGGCTATTCATCAAAAAGAAACGTTATGCTGTGCTGATATATGACATGGAAGGTAAGCGATTAGATAGCCACGGTGTGCCAGGTAAAGTAAAAGCCATGGGTTTAGATTTAAAAAGATCCGACACACCAAAAGTCATACAGGACTTTTTAAGCAACATCTTGCTTGATGTGCTTACAGGCGCAGATCGCGACGCTATCATCACCAAAGTGCGCGATTTTAAATTACTGTTCACAGAACGTCCAGCTTGGGAAAAAGGCACACCTAAACGTGTAAATAACTTGACCAAATATACTAAAGAAGAAGAACGTCTAGGTAAAGCCAATATGCCAGGACATGTGCGTGCGGCTATGAACTGGAACAATTTGAAACGCATGATGAATGACAACTATTCAATGGCTATCGTTGATGGTATGAAGACTATCGTATGTAAGCTCAAAGACAATCCATTAGGCTATAGCAGTATTGGTTATCCCACAGATGAAACACACATACCACAATGGTTCAAAGAACTACCTTTTGATGATGCTAGTATGGAAACTGGTATCGTAGATCAAAAGGTAGAAAACCTATTGGGTGTGCTGAATTGGCGTATCGCAGAAAACACACAGATCGCCACAACATTTGATAATTTGTTTACATTTGAATGATGCCTAGCTTACATCCTTACGTAAAATTTCGTAACAGTTTAATCTATAAACTTGACAGATTAGCTGCCAACGGATCAATAAATGATGCTATTGAACAGTTAGGACTAATTGTATCGGAAAATCAAGATGTCGAAAGATTTGTGGCTTATGAAAAATTAGATCAAACCAAGATTCGCTACGATGAAATCTTAACCATGTTAGAATCTATTCAAGAACATAATAACTCAATAATCAATGATATAAATGAAAAGATTGATAGTGTGGCTGGTCAGTTTACAATTAATTCTAAAGATAATTTGTCTTTCCAAGTATTCCGAATAGATTCTGATGTAAGCCAATTAATATTAGACAGAATGCAAAAGTATGCTGATTGGTCTTATCCGGGACTTAGGTTAGGTTGTAGATATGTAGGACAAAATACAGTTGATGAAAATAGAAATCAAGATAATAGTTTCTCTACACTATTGTCAAATCACATGGTTGCTTTAGATCCTCTATATTTTTGTGATGTTAATAATTCTTTGATATCTGCTGTCACAGACCATTTCCTTGATGCATACAAAAATAGAATTAGGAAATATATTTTAGATCAAGATTTATCTATTTTACCTCAGAATCAATTCGGTTTTGTTTTTTGTTGGTGGGTATTTAATTTTATGAGCATAGATGCTGTCAAACAACATCTTAAACAAATATATGGCTTACTACGTCCAGGCGGTACTTTAATGTTTAGTTATAACAACAGCGACATATTTGAATCAGCTAGGCTAGTTGACATGCAGATTATGAGTCACACTCCATTAAGGCATTTGATACGAATATGTGATGAAATTGGGTTTATGATTGAGTCAACGGTTGATATGGAAAATTCAGACCCATTAGTAGAACGCATAAGTTGGATAGAAATCAAAAAACCTGGCTATTTAAAAACAATTAAACTACAACAAGTTTTAGGCAAAATCGAATCAATAAAATAATTTTATCAAACCACTTGCAAGATCTAAATAAACCATATACAATATATTATCAAAGGAGAAACACATGAGAGACCATCTATTAGACATCGTTAAAAACACTTATGGTTTAGGCATTATTGACTTAGTTAAAGTATCAGGCACAGATTCAGAAACATCAATTGAAGCACTAGCTGAAGATCGTTCCGTTATAGTCCAGGCTAAACTAAATGGACCAGTAGCAGAGTTTGTTGGTATATTTGGTATGCCAAACTTAGGCAAACTAAACACTATCTTAGGTATTCCAGAATACAAAGACAATGCCAAAATTACATTAACCAAACAAGATCGAAATGGGGTCCAAGTTCCAGTGGGATTACATTTTGAAAACGCCGCCGGTGACTTTAAAAACGACTATCGCTTCATGAGCCAAGAGATCGTCAATGACAAACTCAAAACAGTTAAGATGCGACCAGTTACCTGGAACGTTGAATTTGAGCCAACTGTAGCTAATATCCAAAGACTTAAATTCCAAGCGTCAGCGAATGCAGAAGAAGCAAACTTCACTGCTAAAACTAATAATGGCAATTTAGAATTAAGTTTTGGTGATCATTCAAGCCACGCAGGTAACTTCGTATTCCAAGCAGGGATAACAGGCACATTGAGTAAAAATTGGTCATGGCCAGTTAATGCTGTTATCAGCATCTTGAATCTAGCAGGTGATAAGAAGTTTAGCATCAGCGACGAAGGTGCGGCACAGATCACGGTTAACTCAGGTCTCGCAACCTACAACTTTATCCTACCAGCACAGAGCAAGTAATGACATTAGGCCGTTGGGTACACCTCGGGCATAGGTTAGGTGAATGTTGGGTTGACAAAATCAACAACATCAGCTATATAAACATTCCTAAAAATGCCAGCAGTTTTGTTAAGGGTGTGCTGATCGGGTCTGGTGGATTTTGGCATCACAGTGAAACTCTTGTAAATAGCACGGAAAATTTGGTCATGTTACGTGATCCTATCGATCGTTGGTGTAGTGGTATCACTCAGTATCTATATAATAGCAAACAGGATCTATCTATTAATGAAATATTTGATCGTATAACATTTGATGATCATACAGATCTGCAGACGTATTTTTTACAAGGAGTAGATCTAAGTCGAGCAACGTTTATGCTGGTTAACGATAATTTAAGGAAAAATTTTAATAATTGGATCTATAATCGAGGCTATAGAACCAATGTTGATATTGCTATAGAATATAATGCTAGTAAAGATGATAATCGTCAAACTACCAAAGAATATTACATCAAATTACTTGAACAAAATCCAGAACTAGTGTTAAAATTACAAAAATACTTTGAAGAAGACTATAAACTAATTGGCGGCGTAAAATTTTATGAGACGTGATAACTTAACAGCAAAACAAAATGATTACGCTGTATTCTTACCGGCATTGAGTGGCTTCTATGCTACCTATGTAGGTAAACAAAGACATGATCCTACGTATGTAGATCCGGCACGTATTCCAGCAGACTTCGAAAATGGCATCGAAGGGCTTAATTGGCTTAATCCCGATGCCGCATACTTTCCCTATCAATGGGCCTTATACTCAGCAGGACATGCAGAACTTGATGTAAAAAAACATAGTCCCAAGGAAGATATGATACGCAATAGAGATCGCAGTCGTAGTTTTGTATTAGGTGATTCAGGTGGATTTCAGATTGGTAAAGGTGTATGGGAAGGTGATTGGAAAAATCCCGCCTGTCCTAAAGCACAGAAAAAACGCGAGTTAGTATTAGACTGGATGGATGCTTACATGGATTATGGCATGATCCTTGATATTCCAGCCTGGGTATGTCGTAGTCCAGCAGGTCGTCTAGCCACAGGCATTACTAGTTACATGGAAGCAGTACAGGGCACATATATCAATAACGATTATTTCATGGCAAACCGTACAGGTGCATGTAAGTTCTTAAACGTCCTACAAGGTGAGAATCATATCGAAGCAGAAGATTGGTATCAACGCATGAAAAAGTACTGTGATCCTACACAATACGAAAGACCATTCAATGGATGGGCCATGGGTGGTCAAAACATGTGTGATCTTCACTTGATCATGAAACGATTAATCACCTTACGCTTTGATGGCTTGTTACAGGAAGGTTTACATGATTGGATGCACTTCTTGGGCACAAGCAAACTAGAGTGGGCTATCTTGCTTACAGATATCCAACGTAGTGTTCGAAAGTATATTAATCCTAAATTTACTATCAGTTTTGACTGTGCTAGTCCTTTCCTAGCTAGTGCTAACGGACAGATTTATATCCAGACTGAATTAGAGCATCAAAAGAAATGGACTTACCGCATGGTACCTAGTGTAGATGATAAGAAATATTCCACAGATTCCCGTCGTTTTGGTGATGCTGTGTTGCAGGATAAATTATTTGCTGGTTTTACAGATAGTCCAATTAGCAAACGCTGTACTATCAAAGATATCTGTATCTATAAACCAGGCGACCTAAATAAGATAGGCAAGGAAGGTAGGACATCGTGGGACAGTTTTAGTTATACTATACAGATGGGTCATAATGTTTGGAGCCATATTAACGCTGTACAAGAAGCCAATAGAGAGTATGATGCAGGACGATATCCAGCTATGATGCATAGTGAACTAGCAGATAAGAAAACAACCAGAAGTTATAATGGTATCACAAGATTCCGTGAAATGGTTGATATGATTTTCAGCGTTAACAACAGAAAAGATGCACTAGAACTAGTTGATTATTTTGAAGCATACTTAACTGACATCAGAGGTACTAGAGGTGCAACTGGTGATGCTACATACAGTGCAGGTCCGCAGTTCAAGAACTTGTTTATGCAAGATGAAGCAGAAGAACATCATAGAGATGACAGTGGACTAGATGAAACTAATTTGGATAATTTAGAAACTGAACTAGGAGAGTAATATGAGCAGCAGAGAAAAACTAAAACACTATCTTAAACAATTACAAGAACGTCATGCAGAATTAGAAAAGAAAATCACTGATGGTTATACACACTATCTAGATGATCAACATCTCAGCAAAATCAAACACGAAAAATTAGGTGTAAAGCGTGAAATTACTCAAACTGAAAAACAACTGGCAGAATACAATGAAGCGTGAATATTCAGCGGGAACTAAAGAAAATATCACATTCTTTACAGGTGTTGAAATTGAACGCACTCCTGCATATGGAATGCGTACACTATTTGTTACAGGTGTTCAACCCGTAGATGAAATCCTAAAGCTGGCTGCGGGCTATAACTGTGCTCATATTTACTTTGGTGCTAATCAAAGTTTTCCCAATCTGGCCACAGACGACGCTGATGGGTGGAGACCATGGGAACGCATGATTGGTCAGTGTTTAGAAGCAGATCTTTGGTGTACTTTGGACTTTGATGTTAGTGTTGTGATGGGTGTACTAGAAATGCCTGTTATTGGACACAGACGTTTTATTCCACAAATTTCGGTAAAACTGCCATACTTGACACAGCTAGGATATAATGCTACAATAAAGATTGATGACTTAGATTTTGAGCATTCGAATCCGGGCGTTTGGTGCCACCGTCTACGTGACTTAACCACAACAGAGACTTTTACTGATTGGGATCAGTACGGAAAGGATGAAATTATAAAATGAAAATTATTGATTATATAGTAATACATTCAAAAAGAGAAAATGAAGATAGATTAGAAATCACTAATTGGTGCATTCAAACATTTGGTAACGAAGGATGGTGGATTAATTCTGATTATCGAGAAGAAGGATGTTTTAAAATAACTTTTACTGATCTTAAAGATGCAGAATTTTATATAATGAAATGGGGCGGTATGATTTTAGAAACTGTCTATAAACCTGAGCAAGTACTACAAGTCGATGAAGAAGTATTTGCTAAATTATTTGAGATAAAATAATGATACTAGAAGAACGCGAACGTGTAGAACGAATAGTAAAATCCAGCCAAAAGAAAGTATGGGTCACTTTCCAACGTGAAGGTATCCATTGTTTTCCAGCGGCGGCCACAGATCCTAAACTAGCTGATGTAGCATTCCTAGCACATCCGCATCGTCACATGTTCCATTTTAGGATAAGTATTGATGTATACCACGATGACAGAGAACTAGAATTCATACAGTTTAAACGCTGGTGTGAAAGTCTTTACAGTGGTGTGCTAGAACTTAATTATAAAAGCTGTGAAATGATCGCAGATGACTTATATCTGCAGATAGCTGAAAAGTATCCCAATCGTGATGTTTGGATAGAAGTATCTGAAGATGGCGAAAATGGGTGTTATGTTGAGTATAATCATACTCGTCCTTATCAAACTGTCACTGTATAGGAGAAATTATCGTGGCAAATCCAAATTGGGTAAACAAGTATCTACGCATGAGCCCAGAAGTAAGACAAATTTTCAATGATCTAGACGCATGGTGTAACTATTGTCGTTTCCGTATGATCAAATATGATCCAGCTGATCTATATCGTAGTCCTGAATACAAAGAATGGCAAGAACGACGCAAGAAACGTCAACAGTGGCAGGCTCGCAACGGTAATGTTCGAACCTACAATAACAACAGAGGGCAGTGATGACAGTATTTCTAGTAGATCTAGAAGCAGTTGAAACCAGGTACACAGGCCAATGGAAGACTCATGTACCCAATCTGTTAAAGGAGCATGGACACAATGTTGTCATTATTGATGGACCCACAGATATTCCTCAGGCTACTACTCCCGGTGCTTTTCTCAACTTTGGTGGTACAAATGTTTACAAAGCTGATCAAGTTGGGAAAATTGGGCGCCTGTTTACGGATGGCAAGGTTCACGCTGGAGATCACTTCATTTTTACTGATGCTTGGCATCCTGGCATCATTAATCTTAAATATATGTCCGAGCTGTTGGGCATAAAGGTAAAGATACACGCACTTTGGCACGCTGGCAGTTATGATCCACAAGACTTCCTAGGCAGATTGATCGGTGATGCTGAATGGGTGCGCCATGCAGAGAAAAGTTTCTTCTATGCTATTGATTATAATTACTTTGCTACAGATTTCCACATTGACATGTTCTGTTTCAACTTATATAAATCACCTCGCTGGATGTTTAAAGATAGGATAGTGCGCACAGGTTGGCCTATGGAGTATATGGCAGAAGTTTTAGCATCTTATAAAAACTTATCTAAACGTGACCTAATCTTGTTTCCACACAGAATAGCACCAGAAAAGCAGGTTGAGATTTTCCGAGATCTGTCTATAGCTTTACCTCAATATGAATGGATCGTGTGTCAAGATCAACAGCTAACTAAAGATCAATATCATACTTTATTAGGTGAATCTAAAATTGTTTTCTCTGCTAATTTACAGGAAACACTTGGTATTAGCTGTTATGAAGGCACGTTAGTTGATGCAGTGCCAATGATTCCAGATAGACTAAGTTATAAAGAAATGTACAGTGATGCGTTCAGATATCCTAGCGAATGGACTCAGTCATGGACAAGCTATCTAGAACACAAACAAGAATTAATAGACATTATCGTTTGGTCCATAGAAAACTATGAAAGCCGTATCAAACTTGTGCGTGCCAATGCTGCGAGCCTCACAGACAATTTCTTTTCAGCTATCAGTCTAATAAAAAATGTTCAGTAAGATCAGTGAGTTTGAATCAGCACTGGCCAAGTTCACAGGTGCTCCATATGCGGTGATGACTGATTGTTGCACACATGCTATCGAACTTTGTCTTAGATATGATAATGTCAAACGTGTGATGTTCCCAGCACATACCTATCTCAGCATACCGATGACCATGCACAAGCTGGGTATTGAATACTCATTGAGTGACAAAGCATGGACGGGTGAATATCAGTTTATTGGCACACGTATCTGGGACAGTGCTAGATTACTTAAAGAAGGTATGTATAGACCAGGACAATTACAGTGCCTAAGTTTTGGTTATAGTAAACCACTTGAAATTGGTCGTGGTGGTGCTATCTTAACAGACGATGTAGAAATCTATAATATCCTTAGCCAACAGCGTTATGACGGTCGTGATTTAACCATCAGTCCCTGGGAACGTCAAAAAGTATTCCGTGTGGGGTATCACTATAAACCCACGGTAGAAGAAGCCCAACGTGGTTTAGATTTATTACCAACCATAGATCAAACGCCTAAATACAAAGAATATCCAGATCTGCGTGAAATTATTATCAAATAGTTTGACACCGCCTAAATAAACCTATATAATATAAAAATATGGCAATCCTCTGCCTTAACATGGGAGATAGAAATTGATAAAATATCGAGTAAGTGAAACTGTTCGAAATAATCTAAAAGCTGATAATAAACGCTTTTGGGCTGGAGATAATATCTCAGAATATATCACAGAAGAAACCAAACAACAGTTAATCGACGAAGCTACTGAAGCATTTGAAAGTGTGCTTGATGTTCTGTTAATTGACCGCGAGACTGATCCAAATTCAAAAGGCACAGCAAGACGCCTTGCAAAAATGTATTATAATGAACTTATGGCAGGTCGCTATGATCCAGCGCCTGATGCTACAGCTTTTCCAAATGATTCGAAGGATAGATATGAAGGTATGCTCGTTGTTAGAAGTGAGCTTCGCAGTATGTGTAGTCATCATCATCAACCAGTCGCTGGGGTCGCTTACATTGGTATAATCTCAGCGCAAAAACTCATCGGATTATCAAAATACACACGCATAGCACAATGGTGCGCCCGTCGTGGTACCTTGCAAGAAGAATTATGTAATGACATTGCCAGAGAAATTATGAAGGCCACTGGCAGTGAGAACGTAGCAGTCTACATCCAGGCAACACATGGATGTTGTGAGAACAGAGGCATCATGGCTCATAGTTCATTGACCCAGACCACAGTACTTAAAGGAGCATTTAACACTGATCCTGGTACTAAGAAAGAGTTCATGGATAATATTAAACTTCAACAGGAATTTGCACCAAGATAAAGGAGAACTAAATGAAACTTAAAAAATTAGTTTCAGGAATGATCATAGCAGGATCATTGCTGAGTCATCAGGCATT